GCAAAAGAAAAACAACAGCAAAGGGCTGGGTTTCATTTAATTCACCCTGTTGTCATTATCGTGGACATAAGCCCGATAAAAGAATGCGTGGCGGTTTAATCAAAGACAACTACAACTTTACATACAGTTGCTTTAACTGCCATTTCAAATGTAGATTTGAGTTGGGTAAACCGTTATCTACAAACACTAAATTATTTCTAAAATGGTGCGGCGCTGATGAAAGCTTGATCACAAAGATCGGTTTAGAAAGTTTACAAAATAAAGATATATTAGACTATATTACACCCGCAGTAAGAAATGTAGCTATCAACTTTAAAGAAAAAGAACTTCCCGATAATAGTGAAGTGTTAGATATTAACAATTCAAAACACACTAGATTTATAGACTACTTAAATAATAGAAAAATAAAACACGATGAATATCCTTTTTTAGTTACTACGGAAGATATCGGACGAAACTCAAACAGAATCATTGTTCCTTTTACATACAAAGGAACGATTGTTGGTAATACAAGTAGATTTTTAGACGATAGAAAACCAAAGTATCTTAATGATCAACCAACAGGATATTTGTTTGGTTATGACTTTCAAAAACCTGAATGGTCTATTTGCATCGTTGTTGAAGGTATATTTGATGCACTAAGTATAGATGGTTGTGCTTTGGGTACCAGTACAATCAGTTTAGAACAACAAGAATTGTTAAGAAGGTTAAACAGAACTATTATAGTAGTTCCTGATCAAGACAAAACAGGATTAGAGTTATGTGATCTAGCTATGGAGCTAGGATATCAAATAAGCTTACCTGAATGGGGACTGAACAATGAAGGTAAACCAATTAAAGATGTAAACGAAGCTGTAGTAAAATATGGTAAATTACCTGTGTTGCTAAGTATTATACAATCAGCAACTATGAGCAAAATTAAAATAGAAATGAGGAAACGAAAACTTGTTAAAAGAATTTAACCCCGAAGTACAAACGCTATTTTTGCGTATGATGATCACTAACCCTGAGTTATATACTAGGGTAATGAACATCATGAACCCACTAAACTTTGACAGATCAGTTAGGGCGGCAGCAGAGTTTATAGTAGAACATTCACAAAAATACAATGTGTTGCCTGATCCTACGCAAATCAAAGCTACTACTGGTATAGAAATTGAACTAATCCCTGAACTTGACTCAGCAGGGCATACCGAGTTTTTCTTAACTGAGTTTGAACACTTTACAAAAAGACAAGAACTAGAACGAGCAATCTTAAAAGCAGCAGAGTTATTAGAAAAGGGTGAATATGATCCAGTTGAAAAACTGATCAAAGATGCGGTACAAATTTCTTTAATGCGTGATTATGGTACAGATTACTTTGCTGATCCTAAAGAACGATTAAACAGATACTTTAATCAAGGCGGTCAAGTAAGCACAGGGTGGCCTCAACTAGACAAAGTTATGTATGGTGGTATGTCTAGGGGCGAACTAAACATCTTTGCAGGTGGTTCAGGATCAGGTAAGTCACTTGTAATGATGAACTTGGCTGTGAACTTTTTAGCACAAGGATTAAGCGGTGTTTATATTACACTTGAATTGTCTGAAGAGCTAACGGCTTTAAGAACTGATGCTATGTTAACTAGCATGAGCACTAAAGATATTCGTAAAGACTTAGACACAGTAGAATTAAAAGTAAAAATGGCTGCTAAAAAGTCAGGTAAGTATCGTGTTAAAGGTCTTCCTGCACAAAGCAACGTAAACGTAATCAGAAGTTATATTAAAGAAGTACAAATACAAACAGGTATGCTAATAGACTTTGTAATGATTGATTACTTGGATCTAGTAATGCCTGTTAGTGTTAAAGTAAATCCTAATGATCAGTTTATCAAAGACAAGTATGTTAGTGAAGAATTAAGAAACTTGTCTAAAGAGTTAGGTGTTTTAATGGTTACAGCATCACAGCTAAACAGATCGGCTGTAGAAGAAATTGAATTTGATCATAGTCATATTGCAGGTGGTATTTCTAAGATTAACACTGCTGACTATGTGTTTGGTATCTTTACTAGCAGATCAATGAAAGAGCGAGGCAAGTATCAAATTCAGTGTATGAAATCACGTAGTTCTACTGGTGTTGGTCAAAAGATTGACTTAGAATATAACATTGATACTATGAGAATTACAGATGAAGGCGGTGATGAAAATGCTGGGTATCGTCAATCCGCTACAGATATTATGAACAAAATTAAAACTGTAAGTACAGTATCTCAAAATGAAACTATTGATGCTAACACTGGTGAAATTCAACAATCTGAGAAAAAAGTAGTAGCAGATGTTCAAGGTTCTAAGCTAAGAAACATGCTAAACTCCTTAAAGAATAATTAATCTAAGATAAATATAATAAAGGTTATTGCTATGCAGAAAAAAACGCGCAGTCTCTTAGAAGAACTAGAAAGTATAGGCAACAATAAGGATGTTAATCTTCTTATTGAAAACCGTGCTAACAACGTTATTTCAAGTGCTATCAATCTGTTAGAATTGATGAAAAAGCATTATTCCTCTGAAAAAGCTGAGCTACTAGAAAGAAAACTGCTAAGTGCTATTAAGGGTCGAGACCAAGAAAGATTTTCTAAGTCTTTAAGAAAAAAAGATGAAGACAATTAAAATTTAATAAGGAAGTAGATAATAGTGTTTATATCTGAAGGCGGAAACATCTTTAAACAACAAGACGGTACTGAGCTAACTAGACGTATAAATCAGAATGAAGTTGCGCCTACTATTAATTGGTTAGAAAGTATTACTGGATTAGATTTAACTAAAGAAAAAGCTAAAGATGGTTTACCCGCTAAATGGTTGGGTTCTACTGGTAGAAAATCTACTAGCGGTGATCTAGACTTAGCAGTAAATGCGAATGAAGTAAGTAAAGCAGAGCTAGAAAGCAAACTAAAATCATGGGCTACGCAAAATAATCTTGATCCAAAAGACTTTGTAAAAAAGTCTGGTATATCTGTACACTTTGCAACACCAATAGAAGGCAATTTTGAAAAAGGGTTTGTTCAAACAGATTTTATGTTTTTAAACAATCTTGAATGGGAAACATGGTTGCTTAGCGGAGGTATGAGAAGCCCTAGCGAATACAAAGGTGTATTTAGAGAAGTAGCATTAAACAGCGTAGCTAAAGGCACGATCACTAGTGAACATCCTCAAGGATTGCGTTTGAGTGGCAAAGGCGTAGTTGACAGAGCTACCGGAGAACTAGTAACACTAGATCCAGAAGTAGCTACTAAACTGTTGTTTGGTAAAGATGGTACACTTGATGATATGAGTTCAGTAGAAAACATCTATAAGAAACTAAAAAATGATCCCAACAAACAACAAAAATTAAAAGACTTTGAAGAATATGCAGCAAGAAGTGGCATAACACCTCCCAAGTTTAACGATACTGCTAACGAAAGCGCATACGATATCATAACAAAGTTTAGAAATTTAGTTGTAGAAAATTCTTTTATTACTGAAGAAGCTAAAGGACCTAGAATACCTCATCCTGAAGATGCTATTTTTGACGGTGGCGACAGTGCAAAACAATATTTAAATGCACTCAAACAAGCTATTAGTAGTCCAGAATCTGGTAGTATTAAATGGGACGGCGGGATAGCATTATACTTTGGTAACTTACCTGACGGTAGATTTGTTGTTACTGACAAGTACATGCCAAACAAAGGTGTGTATCCTACTAGCCCCGAAGAATGGGTTGAATATGATCAACAGCGCGGCGCAAATAGAAACGACTTATACGAAAAGATTGATTTATTATGGCCCGGACTAAAGCAAGCTGTATCTGGAACTACTGGTTTATTTAAAAGTGATTTAATGGCTATTAATCCCAAACCACAAAACGGATACTTTGTGTTTAAACCGGTTACTGTAGAGTATCGCATACCAGTTGAGTCTGATCTTGGTAAACAACTTCAAGGAAAAGTAGGCTTCTTAATCGTTCACGAGTTTGATAACAAACCATGGCGCGGTGAGCCAGCAATGAATAAATCTAATGTAGCTTTGATACCTGCTTCTGCCGGAGTTACATTCAATATTAAGCCTCCTGCTAAACTAATTAATGATGCTGAAAGCGTGTTATCAACAAACAGTAAAGTTATAGACGACTTTTTAAGCGGACTTAGTAGCGTTGCGCGTGAAGCATTAAAGAAATACATGAATCATAAAATAACCAAGCAAACTAACGATAAGTTAGTACCATGGTTATCTCAAAATATCAGTAAATCACAGTATAACTTCTTAGTAGGAACTGACGGTACTGGTTATTTACAGCAAAACGCAGAAGGATTGAATGCTCTTGTCAAAGTGTGGAATGCAATATACAAACTAAAAGTTAATGTATCCAATCAACTTGAAAACCAAGTTCAAGGCTTTGAACAGTCGTCAGGTGGGCAAAAAGGCGGAGAAGGATTCGTATTTCCTACTGATTCAGGTTTAGTTAAAATAGTAGACAGACAGCGTTTTGGAGCTGCCCATTTTAACAAATAATATATCCTAAACCAGCATTTTTTTCTATTTGGCATAAATATTTGTATGGAGCAGTAGGCTTCAAAACATTTAAAGGATATTTAAAATGGCACAATTTACAAGAGTCAATGGTGACTTTAAACCAGTTCTACACTTAGACAGCGCAGCATACACTAACACTGGTGTTAACACTGTAACTTCAGCAGCTTCTGTTCAGCCACAGGGCCCAAAGCTTGAGTTTGCAACTATTACCTTTACCGGTACCGGTACTACTGGTGCACAGATTCTTGCTGCTGTGAATACTATTCAGCAATTAGCAACAATTTACATGTATGAGTTCACTACTGATACTAACGACACTTTAGCAGTAGCTATGTACCCAATTGGTGCATGGGGCGATGTAACTGCTACTGCTGCTGGTTCACTTGATGCTGAATTGACTGCTGCATGCGGTGAAGCTGTATCTATTGCTGCGACTGCAACATTCACAAACTAATTTATTAGTTAATCGCAACACAAAAGACCCTGAGTTTTTCTCAGGGTTTTTTTATGCCAATAAATATATCTATGTCACATAGAATTAGATGTTATACATTATTCAATATCACACGAACCGGCACGACTAATCGCACTAAGCCAAGTGATGATGTAGCAGCTTGGTTGCAATCTAGAAATACACAATGTAATTTTGATACAATACTACAGATTATATCATTGCGATCACAACCTGAACTGTTAAAAGATCCTCAAAAGTTAGAAATAAACTTAAGTGAATTTAATAAGTTTGGATTATTATACTTGTCTAAAGAAAAGGTATATTGCTGGTCTTTTGAATTTGAAGTACATCATTCAAGCGTTTTTGATAATGGCATAGATGAATTGGGTTCGTTATACACAGATTGTGATAATGTTCCTATGATAAAAGACAGTTTAGAAATAAGTAACTTACCTACATTTTTAAACATTAGTCCCGAATTAAAGAATATACATTTTGAGATTATATGAAGAAAAACAAACAGATTAAAGTTGAAAAGTTTTTAGAAAACCAAATACTTGATAAAAACAATAAAACTATGAACATGATAGTATTACCCATAGATAGTAACAGTTATATATTATTTGGAAAATACGCAGCACTTAAAAAAGACAACCATTATAGATTATTAATAGATGATAATGACCAAGAAAAAATATTCAGTACCTTAAAAACCGCAGTTACTTGGTGCGTGTTCAAAGAATTGAAAAAAGCAATGGAATGTAAGAATATTGAACAATTGGACTTTAAGTTAAGTAGTTTAGAAATAGACTTATTACAAAAAAGCAAGATTCTTAACAGTACTAAAGATGATAAATTCCGCGATATCTATGTTACTAAGATAGAAGAAGATAACTTAAAGAAAAAAATACTGCTTAAACAACTAAATAGATATATAAATATTTCTAAAGAGTGGCAAACTAAAAAGTTTAACACTGCTAATCTAGCGAGAAAAGATAAATACTAAATCAACATTGGAACAATATTATGAAACTAAATGACTTAGAAAACAAGAATTATGCTAAAACAGCACTAAAAGAAAGCTTTAGTGTCAACTTTGATGTATCCTCTTTGGATAAGATAAAAACAAAAACTATGTTGACTAAAGTATCTTCACTTATTAAAGAATCTAAGCAAGCTGCTGATTTCTATAAAAATCAAACTTCCCCAAGCTACATGAAACTTGTTTTCATGGAACAAGCATTGAATTCTCATTACATTGATTTACTTAACAGACCTAGTCCTCGTATTGTTTTTGAAAATGAAGAAGTTGAAAAGTCACAAGTAATCTTAGCTGCGCAAGACATGATTGATACTGTACAAAAGATGTACGAAGATGTTAACGATATGTTGGTTAAAGAACTTCCTGCATTAGTAAGCAGCATTCAATCTGAAATTGGTGCAAATGAAAGCACTCAGTTCAATGATCAAGCTAGCAGTTCTTTACAAACCTTAAATGATGCTTTGTTAACAACTAAAACTTCTTTACAAGGAGCATTAGGTACAATCACTGGTCAAGGTGGAATGGATTCATTTGCTGCACCTGATCAAAGTATGGATGAATTAGCGCCAGCAGATGATCTTGGTATGGATGACGGTGCTGATATTGACATGGATTTGGACATTGAAGAACCTGAACAAGCTGCTGTAGGCGGAGTAGGTAGAGCAAAAAGATAATGCGTCTTTTTGAACTTGAAACAGACCCAGGTCTTAGCGCAAAACTTGTTGCGGTAACCGACCAACTAAAAACTGATTTGGAAAATAACAAATTAAATTTTGGTATGACTACAGATCAGTTATTAGATTATTTTCAAGAATATGATATAATCCTAGATGTAACTGACTTGTACAACATGATACAAGTTCCTCCTTTAAAACAAGTTATTACCAATATACAAGGCGATAAAGTTGTTTTCAAAGGACAATCTGATGATTCAGAAAACCCCAATCAAGAATCCGAACAAGAAAAAACTGTAGCTCAAATGGCTAAAAGCGCAATGAAATAGCCTATTTTGTTGTGTCTTTCTTATTTCTTTTGTATAATACACTATGATTAAATTATCCGATACTGCGACAGACAGAGTAAAATCACAACTAGAGAAAAGAGGTTCAGGCCTCGGTATAAGAATAGGTGTAAAATCCACAGGATGTAGTGGATTTTCTTATGTCTTAGAATTCGTTGATGTAGCTGATTCAACTGATCATGAATTTAAGTTTGAAACCTTTTCTGTTTTTATAACTGAAAAATCACTTGTCTATGTTTCTGGTCTAGCAATAGATTATAAGAAATTAGATTTTAACGAAGGATTTGAATTTACAAACCCGAATGAAAAAGCCCGATGCGGCTGTGGTGAGAGTTTTACAATTTGATGAACCCAATGTACAATCCTAACAAATTTAACTATAAAGAACTAAAAAGAGAAACGCTAAACGGAGCTAGAAAGTATATAACTCCCGACGGATTCGCTGTCCCCTCTGTAACAACTATTTTAGACGCTACTAAACCTGAAGAAGCAAAAAAAGCATTACAAAACTGGCGTAACCGTGTAGGTCATAAACAAGCACAAGCTATAACTACCGAAGCTGCTGGTCGCGGTACTCGTATGCACAAGTGGTTAGAGAATTATGTAAAGCTTGGTGCTACCGGTGATCCTGGCTCCAACCCCTATAGTCAACAAAGTCATTTAATGGCTCAGTCTATTATTGAACAAGGTTTGTCTAAATGTAATGAATTTTGGGCTACTGAAGCCAGTCTTTATTTTCCAGAAATGTATGCAGGTACTACTGACTTAGCAGGAGTTCATGATAATCAAGAAGCTATCATGGACTTTAAACAAGCTAATAAAGCCAAGAAACGTGAATGGATTGAAGATTATTTTATCCAATTAGCTGCATACGGATCAGCACATAATGAAATGTTTAACACTAACATACGCAAGGGAGTTATCCTTATGTGTACTAAAGACAACGAGTATCAAGAATTTATTATAGAAGGTATAGAGTATGACCACTATGTTAACGAATGGTTCAAACGTTTAGAGCAGTACTACACTCAGTTCGTTTAGTATGTATTAAAGATAAATAAGATATAACACTATTATGGAAAGTTATATCTTATGGCCATTATACAAATCTCAAAACAACAGCAAAGATCAGGCAACCTAGTTGATCTTCCTCAACTCTCTGAAGCAGAGTTCGGCTGGGCATCAGACGAAAAACGTCTGTTCATAGGTAAAGAAACCCCCAACGAAAATATTGAAGTTTTAACTTCTTATTCTGAAATAGACTTTAGTCAGATAGAAGGTTCCATTGGTAATTTAAATATAAGCAATACTGTAGTCAACGGTCAAGTATTAGCATATGATGGTAATAACTGGGTCAATCGCGGCGGATCAGCAGGCGGTTTAATTACGTTGGGTGATGTATCTAATGTTAGAATTACCGGTGGTGCTATTGGATATGTTCTACAAACTGATGGATCGGGAAATTTAAGTTGGACTCCTAAGGGTACACTTGCTACTGATATCATAGATTTAACACCTGATGGTGCTAATGCGTTCGGTTACGGTGCTAATACTGTAATCATGGAAGTTGATCCCACTACTCCGTATTCCAACGGTTTAGAAATAACTATTTCGGGCGTAGAAGGAAACAGTAACGCAAACGTTAACTCAGAAGTTTTCTACGTAAGACTTGCTACAGACTACCCAACTTCGGGTAACGTAATATTATTCTTAACTGATGCGTTAGATTTAGCCAATGCATTTATAGACGGAAGCTTAGAGTATGATAATCTTCCTAATTCTCTTGCTATTGCAACTACCGCATTAGGTGCCGCTGGCGGTGGAGGATTAGTAGGAGGAACTACTAATTCTATTCAATATAATGATGGTGTATCTTTTGATGGTGACACCGATCTTACTTGGAACGGTAGTTTATTATATGTTAACGGTAATGCTAATGTAGGTAACTTAAATGCTACCGGCGTAGCAACTGCTTCAAGATTTTTATCAAACGTAGCTAACGGAACTCCCCCGCTACAAGTGACATCAATTACCCAAGTAGCTAATCTTAATGTTGCTACTTCTGGATCAGTAGTAAACGGTAATTCAAATGTAAATATTCCTGCAGCAAATGGTAATGTTAATATTAGTGCTGTTGGTAATGCGAACATACTGGTCGTCACTGGAACTGGCGCCAACATTACTGGCACACTAACCGTAACTGGTAATGCTAACGTTGGTAACTTAGGTGCTTCGTTACTAACCGGTACATTAACAACAGCAGCACAACCAAACGTTACATCAGTAGGCACTTTAACATCACTTGCGGTTACTGGTAATATCACATCAGGTAACGTTTATGCTAACTCAGGCACTATTGGTGCCCAGTTATTAACCGGTACTTTAACAACAGCAGCACAACCAAACGTTACATCAGTTGGTACATTAACATCACTTGCTGTTACTGGTAACATTACTAGTGCTAACATTACTACTTCTACTCATGTAATTAGAAGTGTTGCAACGGCAATTAGTGCTGCTGGTACAGTACAGGGTGATGCAACAGCATTAGCAAAAGATATTAATGTAGTTTCTACAGTTAGTGCAGGACAGGGTGTTAGATTACCAACAGCGGTCGCAGGTATGGTTATTATTGTAAATAATACAAGTGCTACAAGTTTGAACGTTTATCCATCTACTAGCGCCGCGATTAACTCTTTAGCAACAAATGCAGCATATACACACATAGCAACAGCTAGTTTACAGTACTATGCTATAAGTGCCACTCAGTGGTATACTGTAGGCGCAACTTACTCATAAATAAAATAATAGGAAAATAAAAATGGCATCATATGTATATACAGGTAATTTAGTATCACAGCAATCAGCAAACATTGCTACGGATAAGATTAGAATAGCAACTACCACCGTTGGTATTCACGCCGTTACTGGGTATCCCAGAGTTACCGGCACCGGAACAGCAACGGCAGCAACCAACACCACAGCAGTTACTGGTGTAGGAACTGCGTTTAGTACGCAACTTACCGTTGGTGCTTGGATAGGCAACACAACAGGAAGTACTGTTGGTATTGTAGCAAACATTGCTAACGCTACTAGTTTGACATTAACTGGAAATGCGGTAGTAGCATTATCAAATACAGTATACACTTTCAATAATGCAGGCGTCCCGTTTGCAATTGCTACACAAAACTCAGAGATTTATTCTGCTAACGATAGCTTCAATAGTGTTTATTGTGGTCAAGGCAATGTAGTAGCATTTCTTACAACAGGTGGCGGCGCTGGAGCAGAATTCAGTATTACTGAATTAGGTATGCCACATGCTAACACTGGTACTACTGGATACTGATTTTAGAACTTCTAGATAAATAGTTTTAATATTCTCATAAGGAGAATTTACGTAGATTTTAATACGTACCGGCTAAAACCCGGATCACAATGGAGAAAAATCATGGGCAGACCCCTAAAAATCGCTAAAGCACAAGCAGTCTTAACAATTACTGATACAGCAACAACAGGCAGTATCGTCACAGTATCAGGTGGAAATTTAACTACATCACCTACAGTAGGTATAACAGCAGGTATGCCATTCGTAGTTGCATCAAACATCAGTGGTTTGGTCGCCGGTGTGATATATTATGTTGATACCATTCTGTCAAACACTACTCTCAGTGTTTCAGAAACAGACCTAAGCGTTCAACCACGTGTGATGGCTACGCTGACTAATTCATCAGGTGGAACAGTTAAAGCATCATTTGCAGTAGTTGACGGATACTTTAACAACCCAACTGGTGGTACTGGATATCCAGCTACTAACGCAAATACTTACTCAGTAGTAGGTGGTAACACTGCAATATTTGGAAAGCAAGTATTAGCTAACGTTGCTCTTGGCGTTAACGGTACTGGTACATTGTATTCTGCTACTGATACCGCGTATGTAACTGGTATTGGTACTGACTTGGCAAACACACTAAGTGTAGGTTCTGTAATTCAAGTTGCAAGCGCAAACATTAATAGTACAACTACTGATTACACTACAATAGGTTTTGCAAACACAGTTCCTGGTTTAACAACCGTTGCTGTTGCTAACACACAAAACACAGGTAACATCATTGGTACTTCAGGTAATGCTCAGACATTGATTGCTAATGGTACAGTAAGATTTACTGCTAACTTAGGTGGTCTAGTATCTGGTGAAATTTATTTTGTTAAAGCAATTGCTAACGCATCCGCATTTACTGTTTCAACAACATTGGCTGGATCAGAAGTTGATTTGTCCAATGCTACTGGTACTCCTGACGCTCAACAGGATGTAGTTGAACTAGTTGCAAACGCTGCCGTCGCATCAACAGGAGCTTCATACATTTATGCAACTCCAGAAGCAGGCTACATTGTTCGTCAAAAAGGCAAGCAAAAGTACTTAGTACAAGGTACTTCAAGCGGATTAATAGGACAATGTTTTACTGCTAACGTTGCTAACACTGCTATGTTACCAAACACTATGACTATTACTGCTACATACGCTAACTCAAGTACAGTTAAAGTTCAAAGCTTGAGCGATCACACTGCTGAATTGTTTAGTTCAACATCTGGTCCGGTAGCTACAGGTAATATTGTTCTTGCAAATGCTGATCCAGCGTTTGGTACGTTTAATACTGCTGCTGCTGCAAATGCTACAGACGGACAGCCTTACCCTATCGTAACTATCGGTAATGCGTAATAAATCATGAGTTCATCTACGCAGCAATTAAAACAAGCAGAAACAGAAATTGCCATACTTCAGGTTAGATTTACCAACCTAGATGAAAAAATAGATGATCTTAAAACAGATGTAAACAGTATTCGTGAAGACATAAAAGAAAGTTCTGAAACAGCTACCAAGTTAATAAAAGATTTTCAAGCTGACAATATTGCTTCACATAAAGAAATGTCTGGAAAAATATCTGAGTTAGAAAAGTGGAAATGGATGATCATGGGAGCCGGATTAGTTATCGGCTCTTTGGGTTCATTTGTTTTAAGTATTATATTCAGTTGAATTAGAAAACGGCTCTTAGAGCCGTTTTTCTTTTAACGCTTTTAATTTATCTTGTACTAAATCAAAATTTATCGTAGAAAACAATCCAGGATGTAAAGGTTTTGGATACTGATCATTGCCTACCCAAGCATAACCTATATGCTCATAGTTTAGCTCAGGTATAAATTCTTTTTCAACTTCACTATAAAAAGTATGGTATATAAAATCATTATTTACAAATTTTTGAATAGGTATAAGTTTGAAACCATTAATATCTACATTCATTTCTTCTAAACACTCACGAGTTAAACCTGTTAAAAGAGTTTCTTCTTTTTCAATACCCCCACCAGGAATACTCCAACTTGGATTTTTAGCGTCTGATCTAAGTAAGTAAAGATATCTATCAGTTGATGTACTATAAAAGAAAATTCCAGCTGCTTGTTTCATTGTTAGATTACTACGGACCAGTCTCCCTGATCATACCAACCTTCTACTGACTTCATCCAAGTACCGTCTACAAATCTATACTGAACATTGGTTGTTATGTTAGTAACAAACTCAATATCTTCTGAGTTTTCACTATCAAATGATACTTGCCATTCTCCTGCGCTTGAGTTATATTGAATTATGTCATTAGCGTTAGCTACTAAATTTCCCCATGCAACTGTGGTAGCATCTTCTGATCCTATAGACTCTACTATTAAATATCTTTTTCCGTTTATTGGGCCTGGCAACCCTGCATTAGGACCAGTTGATAGCGGATTGATCACACTGTCTACTGGATTTAGTGTATTTTGTGGTAGTGTATCTGGATCTATGTTATAAATTAATAGTCTATCATCTAACGGATCAGACACAATAGTACCAACGATATCAGTTTCCATATATGGATTTTGTAACCATATTTGTGATATACCTGGTTGGATAGCACCGTATACGTTTAATACACTTGACCAATAAAGTGAAGTATCAGGTGACGGTGGTAAATTTAAGTCAACATTAGGAGGATTAAATGGTTGATTAGCGGGAAGAAGTTGCAACGAATTACCTATTAATAATACTTTATATCCATAAGCAGTAATTTTTTGTCTAGTTCCTAATAATATATCGTCATTTTGTATATCATCAATTGCACTACCTTCATGAATAGATGCAATAATCTTTTGAATAACTCCCATCTTTTTAAGTTTTGCCGGAGCACTAATCCAAATGGGCATATAAAACTTCCAACTTAATACATCTATAGGATTTCCTGTTCCTTGAGGTATACTTCTGCTAGAAAACGTTATCCCGTCTTGATATACTACAGTTAATGAAGTCCAATCAATGTAATTGTCAGTGCTTTGAATTTCTAAAGACGGATTAAATAATACTCCTAACTGTTCCATGATTTCTAATTTTTGTTGAGTATTAGAAGTCCATAAGTCTACCGTTAATCTAAGAGTATACGGCACCGGCATTAATCTTTCTACAGTAAAAGCTTGTCCCTGAGTAGTTTCATATGATAGTGTTTCTTGATCATATGCTCTTTGTCTTACATTAATTTTATCTACAAACGTAGGTACTTGTGTTCTTTTCTGATCATATTCCAAGCCATTGATATAGTAAGTAAACAGAGGAGTAGATGGTAAATTACTAGCACTGTTGTTAGCAATGATTGTAGCTGCTTGCCTACTTGAATCTCCGTACATTACCGGAACTCGTGATAATATAACATTGCCTGCCGGGTCTTTACCTTTAGTAACTTGCCAATTGGAGAAAATTTTTCCAAATTGAATTAAAAATCTTCTAATCTGGTTATCATAATGAAAATCTGCCAATTTTTATTCCTCTGGAGGTAACACATCAGGTGTTGGTTGTAATATAGTAGAAAGCGCCTGCGATTCAGGAACTGCTCCTTGTGTGTTATTTAGATAGATTTCTGCTTGATCATTAATAAATCCTGATAGTAACGATTTGTCATCATATGTAAATCCGGTTTCAGTTCTTACGTTTTCAGAAATTCGTACCCATATTCTTCCGTCCCAGCGATAAAGTATCTGAGGCAAATAATCTATACGCAAGAAGTAATCTCCCACTTGCGGATTTTGCGGAAATGATATACCTGCGCCTGTAGGGAATCCGTTAGGGGCACTACCATCACCGGTTAAGTAACCACTTGTATAGCCAAAAGTTTGAGGAGTAGCACGTACAATAAATTGAAATCTAGGATCACAATCTGCTCTAAAGTCCATTACAGAAGTTATTTCATCAGTAAAGCCCGGTTGAGTAGGATCTTGATCTGCTGTTGCATAAGTGTTGTCTGTGGTACCATAAGGACCAGTTATTACCCCCAAAGACTGTACTGATAATACTTTTGTTCCTTCAACTGAACCTGATCCTGTATCAGTTAGTTCAGGTGCTTCAACAACTACTTGTAAACTAGCTTGTACAAACTTGTCTAGTTTTTCACTAAAATCCATGTCTGCTGTCATATCCCAAATACTTTTTAATGAGTCTTTAGATATCTTGATACCAATACTCGGTGTTTTGTACTTAGGATTACGCATTGATACTACTGACGCAGTTACTGAATTAGGTGAACCATTCAAGTTAGCGATAACGCTATAAGGTGGAGCAGGCTGTCTATAGTTAGATGATAAAGCGCCGTTTTGTTGAAACGGTCCATATGTTGGAACAATATAAAGTTTACTAGTATCATAACCAGCTTTTGGTACTAATCGTTTAGCTTCTTCTAACGCAGCGTTGTTGATACTAATATTTGTATTATAGGTACTTAAAATATCTTTCAAATCTTGTGCTGTATCTAGTTCCCAGTATACTGGATCAGGTGGAAGTTTTCCTATAGGTACTTCTTGTTTTGCAATATAATTTTTATCACCATATGAAATTACATATCCTTCAGGATATACACGATCAGGTTCCCATAGCCCAAGATAATTGTCTTTATTAATTGGTTCATTAAGTATTTGTGAAAACTCTTGACTGTCAACTAGCGGCTCGCACTTTATACGCCATAAGTGAGGATACCAAGTTTGTGAAAATCCTTCGCTAGCATAATTAGAATCGGTTACTTGATAAAATCTTTTTAATGCCACTGGTATAGTTTCTTTCAATGGATTATAATCTAATAAGTGAGGTAATTCTAAAACATCACCAACCATTAATTTTCTACCAATGATATCAATCATATCATTGTAATGTATTACTATGAATATAATATCATTGTTTAAAAACAAACCAAACTGAGACAAATCAAAATCTAAATTTTGTACGTTATAGTGTCCTCGCAGTCTATAAATATCAGGATCATATGTTCTGTCTCTGTTTTCAAGGAACAGCAAATCTTGAATGTTAGTTGGGTCTAACTTATCATATTCAGGCTGAGTATAATCAATAGACGGACCTTGATTAGTAGGACCCAAATACTTGTGGATGTAAAGGTCTGTCCCACCTACAGTTAGTTGTTCCGAAATGGTACGATCCATAAATCTGTAGTCGTTTTGTTTATTGGGCCTATATAGGCTTAATCTTGGAATTTTGGATCTCCTTACACTTTATCGTATCATTATATTTATCTTCGGGTATTGACTAATGCTCAAAGATTTGTTATCATATGTATTCATGATATAAATACCCCAACAAAGAGAACATATTGTATGGCTATTAGACAAAAAAACACTGCTGAAGTTCGTGATCTTCGCCCAAAAGACTTGTTTGGGCTTAAAGGGCACGGAAACGAACCTAAATCAGTTGACTACTCTACTGAACAAAAACGACTGTCTTTTATGGGTAGTGCGTTTAACTGGTATAACTACTTTTGCTCCAATAAAGAAGCAAAACAGTTTATATGTGATTATCTTAATTCAACTGGCGATACTGCTACTGCTAAAAAAGTATTCCGAACTCCCGATAACAAAGTGGCACCCACATTTGGCTGGTTAGCTAGAATGTCTTTACGCGGATTTGAGCTAACAGAAGAAGAAAAAAAGCGATTAGCTAAAGAAGTAGCTAGGCTTGTTCATATGGATGATGAAAATCCTGAAACTGAAGAAACTATAGCTGCTGCGGTTGTAGTAGAAGAAACTAACAAAAGAAACATTCAAATTATAATGCGTGAAAGAGCAAGTGATGTTTCAGGTGAACTTCAAGGAATGCTAGACGAATACATTAGTGATGGGTGTAAAACAGGTATTGACCCTACTACAAAAGTAATTAATTATTTGTCTGAAAAAAGTATTTTGCCGCAACACACTTCTATTGTAACTCAACCATTTACTCCCATTAAAGACGAACTTATTGAAGTTCAGCAAGGTACTGATGAACAATTAGTAGAAGGTTATTCACACCTTTCAAAAATGCAGATTAAAAATATAATCAAATACATTGACATTATTACTAGTGCGGTTAACTCGTATGTTGCGCTAAAACAAACTAATAAAGTAAAACGAGCTAAAAAACCTGTTTCTGTAGAAAAGCAAGTTTCTAAACTGAAATATTTGCGTAAGTTTATTGATGAAAAAACAAAACTGAATTTGGTTAGTATTGATCCTACTAAGCTCCATAACTCAAGTGAATGTTGGGTATACGATACTGCTAAGCGCAAACTTTACCACTTTGTTGCTGATGAAATGAGCAAATGTTTAATTGTCAAGGGAAATACACTTTTAGGCTTTGACACTAAAGAAAGTGAAGCAAAGATATTGCGGAAGCCAGAAGAACAGTTAAAACAAATTACGGGTAGTAAGCCAGCAGCCAGAAAGTTTTTTAAAGATATCAAAGCTGTTGCTACTACACCAAATGGCAGATTTAACGATGCTATGATCATACTAAAAGCATTTTGAGGAGAACACATGAATATTGATTTAAACAAGTACAAAGATTTTGTAGAGGTTGTAACTAGTAACCCAAGCAATCATTTTCACATTTTTCAGCAAAGGTGTGAAGAGCTAAATTCGCAAAATAAAGAAGATGTAACTGGGCCTGCAGTAAATGTTCCGTTGCTGATTACTGCATGTTTGGGTTTAGCAGCAGAAAGCGGAGAGTTTATCGAGGTAAACAAAAAAATCATTTTTCAAGGTAAAGAATTGAGTGATGAAAACGTTTACCACATGAAACGTGAACTAGGCGATATTATTTGGTATTGGATCAATGCTTGCAGAGCATTAGGTTTAGATCCAAACGATGTGATTGCTGAAAACGTTAAAAAGCTTGAAGCAAGATATCCTGGCGGCACGTTTGATCCATTCTATTCTGAAAATAGAAAAGAGAATGATTTATAATGCAAAAATGGGAGGATGATCTTTATCTTTTTACACCAGAAGAATTAGCAAAGATTCCTGAAGGTACAGTACTTACTTGTATTGACATGGAAAACTATACCAAAGGAAAAGATCACTTAGACGATGATACTAGATTTGGCTGTACAGCATATGGTGTAAAAGATCCATGGAATCATCCCCTTAAAGATTTGTTTTTGATATTTAAACTTATAGAATAATTGTTTATCAAGCAAGGTAAGTGTTAGCCACAATAACATCCAAGTCCCACCTCAATCCGTGTTGTGTGGGTATAGAAGCGAGTCTAAGCTTGAACTGAGTAAAATCAGTGACTCCATTCACAAGACTACCCCGAATAGGGATGCCATAAACGTCTAACCCTTGTTAGAAACGTTTCTTGTGTCTAAATGGTTGTTGTTGCCAAGAGATGGTAATTGCGATAGATACTCTTGGGCTGGTTCAAACTCCTCGGTGAATAGCGTTTGAACGTTAACAGCGAATACGGCAAACTCCCTTTATGGGTTAGTGAGACATAGACAATCCTCCACTGTAATGTTTGAATTCATCGTTGCCTAAGTACCTCAAGAATAACCCGTGGCTTGTAGATTTTATATCTACTCGCCATGCCCTTAGAATAATTATTTCATGTAAACTAAATGTAACCAGATAAATAGTTATAACATAAAGGAACCATGAAAAATGATCCAAACAATTCCAACTAATCTTAATCTTACTCAATTAAAAGAGCAATTATTTAATTCATGTTTATTAAGATTAGGTCAAAATATAATTGATCTTGAAGTTGATCCTGAGCACTTGGAAGTAGCATATAATTATGCTATATCTACATATAGACAACGTGCGCAGAATTCCACACAGGAAACTTACACACTTTTTACTATAGAAAAAAATGTAGATACTTATACACTTCCCAGTGAATTTATTAATGTAAGATGCTTATACCGTAGAACAGTTGGATTAGAAACTGGCCCCGGCGCCAGCTCATTTGATCCATTTTCAAGTGCGATATTAAATACTTACTTGCTTAATTATAACTCTGCCGGTGGCTTGGCTACTTACGATTTTTATGCTGGTTATGTTGAGTTAGCTGCTAGAATGTTTGGTGGTTACTTGACTTATACATTTGATCCTGTATCTAAGACACTTAGAATAGTTCGTGATTTTAAGGGTTCAGGTGAAAAGATCCTTATTTGGGCGGATATCCTGCGACCTGAAGCTACATTGTTACAAGACCCTTCTACTGGTACTTGGATTCAAGATTATACACTTGCGGTTTTAAAAACTATCATTGGTGAAGCCAGAGAAAAGTTTGCTACTATTGCTGGACCCAGTGGTGGTACATCACTTAACGGCGCAGCAATGAAAAGTGAAGGCTATGCTATGATAGAGAAATTGATTGATGAACTCAAACGATATGTTGATAATTCACAACCTCTGACATGGGTGCAAGGCTAATTAACCAATTTACTTGACAATTGACTGTTCATTCTGTTATTCTATTAGAATCATAGGAGAATAACATGCCCAACAAAATTATATCTATCTCGGGTTTCATAGGCTCGGGTAAAGATACAGCAGCAGAATACTTAATCAACAATCATAATTTTACTAAACTAAGCTTTGCAGGATCGTTAAAAGATGCTATCGCAGTAGTATTTGGGTGGGATCGTGTTTTACTTGAAGGTGAAACTTTAGAGAGTAGACAATGGAGAGAACAAATTGATCCATGGTGGGCTGCTAGATTAAACATGCCCCATCTTACTCCTAGATGGATATTACAATACTGGGGTACTGAAGTTTGTAGACATGGTTTTCATAAAGATATTTGGGTAGCATCGTTAGAAAACAAAATTCTTAAATGCGAAGGTAATATCGTAATAACTGATGCTAGATTTGCTAACGAACTAAGTGTAGTAAAAAAACTAAATGGAAAATTGATTCGTATTGAACGCGGTGAACTTCCGAACTGGTATGATGATGCTGTTAGATTCAATCAAGGTACTGAAGGTTGCTTACCGCCTCGAGGCGTTCATGCTAGCGAATACAGTTCTGTAGGATTAGAGTATGATTGTTACCTAGCTAATAACGGCACTAAAGAAGATTTGTTTGCATCATTAAACTTAATAGTCAACTTGTAAATCTCCCCTCTTCCAAGTCACTTCTTTTCTTTTGACAACTTCTACGCAGCATAAACATATACTGCGTAGATTGTTTAACTTAATATCAGTTAAATCCCCGTTGATATGGTACACTACTATTTGAGTAGCGTATACACTTCTAAATCCACATAAGTCACACATTGTTTTTTTCTTATAACCGCTTTTTTGCCAAAGAAAAGTTCTGGGTTTTTTTCTGGGCTTTTTCCTACCGCAGCTATTACATGTGCTTCTATAATGATACACATTATTTTTCTTATAATTGATAGCACAAACACATGTATTACATTTTGGACATATAGGTCTTATATTCATATAAATATTTATTCTACCTTCAAAGGCATCCAGAATTGATGTAGGTGTTAATTTTCTTTAGTATTTGATAAATAAAAGAAACGCAGTATAGGTTAGTAAACCTCAAAATATTACAACTAAAGGAAAATTATTATGGCATTAACATCACCCGGCGTACAAGTTAGTATTACTGATGAATCTCAGTACTTACCAGCGCCAACAAATTCAATACCATTTGTGCTATTAGCAACTGCACAAAATAAAGTTAACCCTAGCGGTACAGGGATAGCATCAGGAACAACTGCTGCTAACGCAAACAAATTGTTTAGAGTAACAAGTCAGCGTGATCTTGTTAACTTATACGGTAATCCATTCTTTTATACGTCTACTAATGGTACACCTATTCAAGGGTATGAATTAAACGAATATGGATTATTAGCCGCATACTCTGCTTTAGGTGCTACTAATACAGTATATTGCATGAGAGCAGACATTGACTTGGCTGCATTAGTTGGTCAAACTGGAAGACCTTCAGGTGAACCATCAGATGGAACTCTATGGTTAAATACTTCTGAAACAACTTGGGGTATTTATGTATTCAACCAAACTACTGGTCAGTTTACGTTACAAACTCCAATCGTAATAACTGATAGTACGCAAGTATCAGCTGGTTCACCTGTTAATACTGTAGGTAATATCGGTGATTACGCGGTAATCGCTATACCAACTTATAGTACTCCTACTAGTGCTACTGGTAAACAGTTTTTCTACAAAGCAACTACAAATACTTGGGTTAGTATTGGTAGTAATGCTTGGTTACAAAATGTTCCTGCTATCCAAGGTTCTAACGCACCTACGTCACTTACCGCAGCAAATACTTTTATAATCAGATTATCCGGTACTACTCAAGTAAGTGCTACTATTACAGTTCCAGCAGCTACTAACAACACAGTATCAGGCGTAGCTGCTGCAATTAATAACTTAGGTTGGGGCGGTGTAAGTGCTTCTGTAATCGGTGGAAAATTAAATATATATTCTTCTCAAAATCTTGATGATATAGCACCTAAATTTATTACTATTGTAGCAGGAACAGGCACTGTATTAACTGACTTAGGTATTACTGCTGGGAATTACTTTCAACCTGTAATTACATACGCTACTTCCTCACAACAACCTCTATGGCAAACTGGTCAAACCGTTTCTAGACCTACTGGTTCTATTTGGATCAAAGTAGGATCTGTCGGTAACGGATTAACTCCTGTGATAGAAGAATGGTCTAGTGATTTAGCTGCTTGGAATGCTAAAACAGTAACCCTTGCGGTATCTGATAACGCAGCCATAGCATCCTTAGATGCAGAAGGAGGTTTAAATATTGATGCAAACACTCTTTATGCGCAATATAACTTCAACAATTTGTATCCATCAGATAGTCCTATTTATTATTGGAAAAAAGCAAATGCAGGGGCAACTGTAGTAACGGGAACTGTAGAAAATCCAACGTTTCCTAGCGGCCCCTATACTCTTTCTGTACAAGTATCGCAACCGGGAATTGCCCCACTGTCTAGTGCTTATACAGTAATTGTAGCTGACAACGCCACCGCCGCCGACTTTATCGTTGATTGGACTAATGCTGCAATACCTTATACTAGTATAGAACTAAATTCTGCAGGTGCATTAGTAATTACTCATACTGCCGGTGGTGTGATACAAATTACTGATAATAACGGATTTTTAACCGAAGCTGGATTTATCGCAGGTACAACCGACTATGTTAAACAGGGTGCTATTCTAACACCTACATACACACCTGTTGTTACCGGTGGTGCTGGCTCATCCGCAGTACTATCAGTTTCTCTTGCTTCTACATATGCAGTAAATTCAACCACTTTTTCTAACGCAGGTACAGGTTATGTAGTAGGAGATCAACTTACCGTTTCTGGAGCAAATTTAGGTGGTACTGCTCCAGCTAACAATTTAGTAGTTGAAGTAACACAAGTAAGTGGTGCAGGCGCGTTAGAAGGCATAACTTTTGTATCAGGAACTCCTAATGTTGTTTATACTTCATTACTATCTGACTGGATCGAAGCTGATCCTACAGCAAGCGCAACTGCATTAACTGAAGCTCCGGTTACAGGAACTAATTGGTTCTATAGCGTTGTAGATCAAGTAGACATTATGGTAAATACTTCAGCAGGCTGGAGAGGATACAGAAACATCAACTTTAGCAGTTCAGGTTTTCCACTACCAAGCGGTGTGAACGCTACTGATCCTAACGGTCCTATTGTAAGCGCAAGCGCACCAACTCTTCAATCCGATGGTACTGCATTAGCATACGGTGATCTTTGGATTGATATAAGTGATTTAGAAAATTATCCTATTATCAATCGTTGGCAAAGTGTTAGCGGTACTGATCAGTGGGTAAGAATTGATAACACTGATCAAACAAATCCAACAGGTGTTGTCTTTGCTGATGCACGTTGGGCGACCAACGCAACAACAAATCCAGCAACAGATGCAGTTCCAACAATTGTTAGCTTGTTAACAAGCAACTACTTAGATTTAGATGCTCCTGATGATAGCTTATATCCAACAGGTATGTTGTTATTCAACACTAGACGATCAGGCTATAACGTTAAAGAGTTTATAACTAATTACTTTAACTCTACTAGTTTCCCAGATGTTGCGTTACCAACAGAAAAAGATGCTTGGGTATCTGTGTCTGGATTACAATCTAATGGTGCTCCGTACATGGGTCGTAAAGCTCAAAGAGCAATGGTAGTTCAGGCGTTAAGAGCATCTATTGACACTAATACTGCTATTAGAGATGAAGACAACTTCTTTAACTTGATTGCTACTCCGAACTATCCAGAACTTCAAGCAAACATGATTGTACTAAACGCAGATAGAGGAGAAACTGGGTTTATCATTGGTGATACTCCAATGAGATTGCCAGAAACAGCTACAGCAATTCAAGCATGGGCAACTAATGCTGCTGGCGCAACTTCTACAGGCGATGACGGGTTAGTAACTAGAAGTACTTACATGGGTCTATTTTATCCAAGTGGTTTGACTAATGATTTAGCAGGAAATGAAGTAGTAGTTCCAGCATCACATATGATGTTAAGAACTATTTTACGTAATGACTCTATCGCTTATCCTTGGTTTGCTCCTGCAGGTACTAGAAGAGGTGTTATTGATAATGCATTAAGCATTGGTTACTTAGATGCACAAACAGGTGAATTCCAATCTACACGAACTAGAGTTGGAATTAGAGATGTGTTGTATACAAACTTTATCAACCCTCTAGTATTCTTTACTGGAAACGGATTGTTAAACTATGGCAACAAGTCAAGCTTTAATTCACAAAGCGCACTTGACAGAATTAACGTAGCAAGATTAGTAGCATATATCCGTCGTCAGTTAACAATAGCTGCTAGACCGTTTGTATTTGAGCCTAATGATGCGTTAACTAGACAGCAAATAACAGGTGTAGTACAAACTCTATTAGTTGATTTAGTGGCTAAACGAGGGTTGTACGACTACTTAGTAGTGTGTGACGATTCAAACAACACACCTGCTAGAATAGATAGAAACGAACTTTACGTAGATGTAGCGATTGAGCCAGTGAAAGCTGCTGAATTTATCTACATCCCAGTTCGTATCTTGAATACAGGTGAGTTATCATCATCATTAGACGGTGCAGCACCAACTAGTTTGAGATAATAAAATAAATGAGAGGGGTTAAGCCCCTCTCATTTAAAAAGATAAATATATAAAACAGGAGAAATAACATGGCGACAGCCTCAAATTCGTTGTTCAACATGACAGTAGCATCTGATAACGCAGGTGGCAACCAAGGCTTGCTGATGCCTAAACTACAATACCGTTTTAGAGTTAACTTCTTAAACTTTGGTGTTGATGTTGATGGCGGATTAAGCTTAACAAAACAAGTAATGGATGTAACCAGACCACAAGTACAGTTTGACGAGATTACACTAAACGTATACAACTCAAGAATTTACTTACCGGGTAAACACACTTGGCAACCAGTTACTGTTAACATCAGGGACGATGCATCAGGATCAGTCTCTAAAGCAGTAGGCCAGCAATTGCAAAAGCAATTAGACTTTGTAGAACAAGCGTCTGCTGCATCTGGTCAAGATTTTAAATTCCAAGTTAACGTTCAAGTTCTAGATGGTGGTAACGGAACTGCTGTACCGGTTGTATTAGAAAATTGGGAATTATACGGATGCTACTTACAACAAGCAAACTATAACCAGTTAAACTATGCAACAAGTGAAGCAGCTACTATAGCACTTACTATTCGTTACGACAACGCAGTTCAAACTCAGGGTGATACTCTTGGTACTGCTGGTGTTGGTCAGCGTATTGGTAGAATTGTTGCTGATGCTGCTGCTCAAGGTATTGCTACTGGTATAGGTTCAAATACACCTAGTGCATAATACTTTAGGTAGTTTATAAATGTCTGGATTTTTTCAAGACTTACTAAGAGGCGCTGCTGGAGGATTCTTCGGCAGCGACTATCTTAGAGACTTTACCCATGCATCTAAAACATTTAGACCTAATTTCTATGAAAATACTCCTAAGTATAAATTTTTATTTCATACATATTTTGAAATAAATCAAGAAATTTATAATGCAGGAATAGACAAAACTCAAAACTTAGGTTTATTAGTAAAAGAAATTAAATTACCTAGCTATACATTTGATACTTTTCAGATGAACCAATACAATAGAAAAAGAATTATACAAACTAAAATAAAGTATGAACCTGTTACTATAACATTTCACGATGATAATGCTAACAAAGCTACGAAACTTTGGGAAGCTTATTATAGATACAACTATCGTGACATGGACAAGAGTTTCAACAGACGTATTCAAGGTTCGGCGTTTTCTGATTTCAGTGCTGACGGAACGGTAGCAGGTGATGACTTAACAACGAGAAACATTTACCAACCTAGTATAATAGGTGAAAACTGGGGATTCACCGGTGACGCATACAATAACAACAACGTAAAAGTTCAATTCTTTAAAAATATTACAGTGTATGGACTAAACCGACATAATTTCGTATCTTATACATTAGTAAACCCCGTCATAACACAGTTTTCTCATGATACTTATAACTATGATCAAGGTAGCGGCATTATGCAAAATCAAATGACTATTGATTATGAAACTGTAGTATATGATTATGGCTCAATTGATGGTACTAGACCGGATAATATTATAACAGGTTTTGGTTCAGAAGAAACTTATGATAGAAGATTAAGTCCTATTTCTATCCCCGGCTCAAATAGAACAATATTAGGGCAGGGAGGTTTAGTAGATGGTGTAGGTGGAACTATAGAAGCGTTAAGTCAAGGAAATATTTTAGGTGCTATCAAACTCGCAGGCACCTCGTACAACACTTTTAAAAATACTGATCTTAAACAAAATATAAAACAAGAGTTGTTAAATGGAGTAACATCTGCTTTAACTAATCCCAACGTAACTAGAAATATAGGTGCGTTTTTCCAGCAAGTTGGTTCTACTCCGTCACCTGTAGCAACAGCAAGTGCACCTACTACTGGCGCCATCAGCCATGCGGCAGTTGACACTAGAGCAGGTATAACTAGAGCACCTCTTCCTGCCGGTGCTCAAAGTTTCGCGGCATTTGACACTAGAGCAGGTATAACTAGAGCACCTCTTCCTGCCGGCGGTCAAGTTAATTCAAGTGGTGCAACATCATATCCAGCTAACTTAGGTCAGCCGATTACTAGAAGAAGTTTGTAATAACACATAATGACTAAATAATATTATGCCTACAATAATTAATAACCTTCAAAACACAGACAGAACTATATTAATATACGATAATTTCTATAATACCAAGCTTGGTATAAACGCCAATGAATTTGACATTGTTTTTTCTTATTTTAAATCAATATCAGATAATGATACGATTGCTGGAAACTTTACTTCAAATCTTTTTAGAATATCACAAGAAGCAGATATACCTGTATTAGAATTATTAGATCAGTTAAAGGGGTTACCTAACAAACTTGAAATGAATAAAGTTATTTGTTACTTTTTGAATAGCTTTAAATCTAATACTTCACTTTACGGTGTAGGAGTTATTGCTAGACCAAATCAACTTGCTGCTAGAAATGTAGTCCAATAAATGGCTAAATGGGCGCAAGGTCAATACACTCCAAAAAATCCTGACAAATATATAGGTAAACACACACCAAGATATCGTTCTGGTTGGGAATTACGAGTAATGATGTTTTTAGATGAGAACAAACATATATTAAAATGGGCTAGTGAAGCTATTGCAATTCCTTATAAAAACCCTCTTACGGGAAAACCTTCAATGTATATTCCTGATTTTTTCGTAATGTATGAAAACAAACATCACAAAACCAGTGCAGAAATAATTGAAGTAAAACCAAAAAGTCAAACTTCATTACAAGAAGCTAAAACTAGACATGATAAAGTACATGCTATAGTCAATCAAGCTAAGTTTACTGCTGCTATGGCATATTGTAAACAAAACGGTTTTGTATTTAGAGTAGTAAGCGAAGACTCAATATTCATGAATACTACTAGCAAAAAAGGAAAAAGATAATTATTTTTTAATAAATAGTTACATGACTAAAAAATTAAGCGAACTTTTTGAATTACCCGAAGACTCTGATATTTCAGATACTGATTTATCAGAACCTATTTTTGACCACGCGCAAGAAATCACTCAAACTGCTTTAACTAACTTAGAAAAAATAGAAGCTGCATTACCTCAAGTAAGAGGATTGGAAGCGGCAGATAGCGAATTAGATGAACTTGCAGAATTAGCAGCTAGTAGTTACAAAGACTTAATGGATTTGGGTATGCAAGTAGAGTCTAGATTTTCAAGTGAAATATTTAACAGTGCTAGTAGTATGTTGGGACATGCGATTACGGCAAAGACTGCAAAAATTAATAAAAAGCTAAAACAACTTGATCTTCAATTAAAAAAAGCCGCTTTGGATCAAAAACTACAAAACAAACACGAAGAAGTAGAAAACACACCTATCGGTGAAGGTAAAGCATTAGACAGAAACGAACTTTTAAAACTTTATACAAAAGACAAGTAGATTTTAAAAGATAAAGATAAATAATAGATATTATACATATTTAAGGATTAACCATGCGAAGCTTCAAACATTATTTGGTAGAATCTGTACACAGTTACGACTACACTATTAAAATTGTAGGCGATATAGATGCTAAACAGATGGACCTGTTCAAGTACAACTTGAATAAATTTGATCCAATAGAAATTACTGGACCAACTTCTACACCTATTCAAAAATCACCATATGGATTTCCTGGTGTTACAAATCAGTCTGTAAATATCATTAAAGCAAAGTTTAGATATCCTGCAACTGAGCCAATGGTTAGACAAATGGCTAGATTAATAAACATAGATGAAAACAGAGTGCGATTAGTTTCTACTGCGTTTGATGACAGCATTGATCATGAAGCAGAACAGTATGAAAATCAAATGGAAAAGTCACCAGTATTAACTAACGATTATCCCGATGATAAGTCTGCTAAAGCAGCAGCAAAAGCATATGGTAATTCTTACTTAGATGAAATTGAAAAGTCTATGAAAGATCATAAAATTGAAAGCCCGTATGCTGGTGAAAAAACTAAACAAGCGTTTGATCCATTTAAGCCAGAAGAGTATATGAAATCAATGGGCGATAAAAGTCCAATGAGTACTATCAACAGACCAGCTAAGCCCAAGATTGGCGCCGGAAGATAAGGAATCTATTATGAGTATGAAAGATTTATTAAACAAAATGACTGAACTTCAAGGCACTACTAAAGAAGAGAAAGTTACTACTACTGGTAAAAGAGTTCTAAACGAAAGTGCTGAACGCCCGTATGTATGTGTTCATGCTAAAAAAGGCAAGTATGAAGTTAAGGCTAACTCTAGTTATGAAGCTGTTAAAAAAGCTGCTGATAAATGGAAGTTGAAATCAACTGCTGGTATTGATGCTTATGTGGCTGATAAACCCATTTCTGCTGCAAGTTTAGAAGAAAACACGAAGCCATCTTTAAAAAGTATGTTTAACGCTTTACTTGCTGAAGCTGAACAAGTTACTATTCAACCAGCTCAACAAAACACTCAAGTAATCAAGCAAGGTAATAAAACTCTTGGTACAGTTACTAATCCTAATCTAGCTAATCAAATTAAGCAAAGCATTGGTAAAGGTGAAATGAGTTTAGCTGGTGATGAATTAAATGAAGTTGATGATGATTATGACGGTGATGATTACGATCATGATGACGGCAGTGATCAATATGCTACAGAATTACACGGTCTTCATCTTGGTGATGTAGTAAAAGCTAACTATAACGGTAAAACTGTAATAGGTAAAATTAGTGAATTACACCCAACTTATCTTGAAGTGGAATTAGAATTAACTGGAAGAAATGCTGGTAAAACAGTTATAGTTGATGTTAGAGAAACTGAATATGTAGATAATCTTAATGAAGCCAAGCTAACCGAAAAAGCAAAAAGTAAGTCACAGCAACAAGCAGCTGGTGCAGCATTAGCAGCTAAGCGCGGTGATGCTCCAAAAAGCACACTAAAAGGTGCATCAAAAGAAATGGCAAAAATGCCCGCTAAAGAGTTAGAAAAGTTTGCGAAAACTAAACACAAAGGCTTACCTGACAAAAAAGAAAAAACTAACGAAGAAAAGGGTTCTCCTTTAATGTGGAAAGATATAAAGACAAAAAAAACAACTCCTGCATTATGTACTCAACACAACAAACCCTTATTCAAGAAAGGGGAAGGTGCGAATGCTAAGTATGCTTGTGCAGATTGTCCTAAACCTGAAAAGAATAAAACTGATGAAGCAGCTATGCCAACCAATGACAGCGACTTTGGTGCAGGATTAGGCGCTGGAAGAAACAGCAAGACTTTAGAAGCTAAAAAAGCCAAGCCAGATTTTCTAGACTTAGACAAAGATGGCAACAAGAAAGAATCAATGAAAAAGGCAGCAGCCGACAAACAAAAGGTATCAACAATGAAAAAGACAAATGAAGCTAAAGCTAAGCCAGACTTTTTAGACTTAGATAAAGATGGTGACAAAAAAGAACCAATGAAAAAAGCTGCGGCGGACAAGAAAACAGGTTCTACTGATAAAAAGAGCAGTGCAGGGTTAACCGCCGCGCAGAAAAAGTTACCGGCTGGTTTACAAAAAGCTGTTGCGAAAAAGAAAACAGTTAAAGAAGGCACAAATCCAACCGAGTCAGCAAGATTACTTGGTAAAGCACATGCTATGGCAAATGATACTTTCAGTTGTAAGTATGAAGAAGGTTCACAAGAAGCACAAGCTTATCTTGATGGATACAAATCTGGTTTAGACGAATGCTATGGATCAGGCGGCATGGGAATGCAACAAGATATCGGTATGATGCCTGGTATGGTATCACAAGATTCTATGATGGATACTCCTTCACCAAGAGGCGGTAGTGAGTTTGCGTTTGGTGGATTTGATGATGTGAGTGATGACGATATGATGGCGTTTGAGTCATGGGATCGTGAACTAAATGCTTTATTGAATGAAGCAGTAACACCTAAATTCCAAGTTCGTTATTTACCTAACAACCGAGACACGTATAAAATAGAGAAAGGATTCGCGAGTAAAAAAGAAGCTCAGGATTGGATAAAGGGAGAAAATCTACGAGATAGGGCAGAAGATATTAGTATTGAAACTAGTACGAGCAAAGAAGTTAATGAAGGCAAAATTAAAGACATTGATATTGACATGACACACATGACTGATACTAAGTTTAAAGAAAAGTATGGTAAATCAAAAGCTGACATGAAAAAAGACTTGTCTGGTTCTACTGACAAAAAACCAGTAAAAGAAGGTATGACTGTTTCCGTTTCTAAAGGACAACAAGGATCACCTGACTCTGTTACTATTTCAGCACAAGATAGTGAAGCCGATCAGTTACTAAGTCTGATTAAGCAAGCTGGCTTAGGATTGTTCGGCGGTGAAGACACTGCGCGAACTAGCGCATATGGTGCTCCGGTACAATCTGATGCAGGATCGCAAAGTGTATATCCTGACTCAAATGTAGATACTGGAGATCATGATGGCATGATGGCACTGATGCAGAAAGTAGCAGGCAATGATTACGAGGATGAAGAATCTCAAGATGCATCATGTGACGTATGTGGATCAGGTGATTGTGGATGCAATGATTCAGACAGTAAAGCATTGGTAGTTGGTGAAGAACAAGGCTACGATGACAAAGAAGATGAATCATTGGGAATGCGTACAGGTAAAGAATCTGGTAAAGAACAATCTATGAAAGATCGTAGAGATGATTCTTATGGAAAATTTGGAAAAAGAACAGACGAAGATGAAACTGAAGATCAAATGGAGTTTGAAGTATCCGAAGCAAATGCTCCTGATTCCGGTGAAGCTGAAACTACTGCTGACGAAAACGCAGAAGCTAAAGAAGATCAAGCACTAGCTGGTGCAATGTCTGACAACGAAGAAGAAATTGACGAAAGCGAAGAAGAATTAACTGAGTGGGCTAATGACGCTGGATATCAAGGTTCTGAAAACATAAAAGACAATACGTTTGAACAAGACATTGAGTTTATGACTAGAGTTATTTCAGGTGGATTGAACGGACAAAAACAAGATCAAACTACTTTACCGCATACTAAAGTTAAAGTAGCAGAGTCTAGTTTGCTTGATGATTGGAAGAAACTAAGCGGAATAAGATAATAATAATAATAATGCTCAACTGAACGTTTCTTTAATACCCGGTTCGCCGGGTATTTTTTTGTTTGTAACAATGATAAATACAGTAATATATTATAGAGGATATACTTGTGTCGCAAAAAAATATAGACTTCGGAACATTTCCTGATGATCCAAATGCAGATGCTATAAGAACAGCATTCACTAAAGTACAAGAAAACTTTACGGAGCTTTTTGAAAACGGCATGATGCAGGGCGTTCAATCAATTAATAGAACGGCTCAACCGGGTATCACAGTTAATAATACCTCCGGAAACGTGTTAATTACTGCTAATATCGCTCAAGTACAAGTGCAAACATCTTCATTAGCATTAGGGGTATCATCCCCGGGAACACTGTTAAACGCGGCTATAACATCTTCTGGACAATCATTATACATTGACTTACCCGCTAATACTACTATCACTACCTCACTTGTTGTAGGTAACAATACATCAAATACAGTAATAACAAACGGTAATATAACAACTACCGGAAATATCACAGCCACTAACATAAATTCAGGTAACTTACTAACAGCAAATTATGTCACAGGTACATTAACTACAGGCGCACAGCCTAATATTACTAGTGTAGGAACACTAGCAAATCTTACAGTAAGTGGATTATCAAATTTAGGTCCTGTTAGTAACGTAACTATTACTGGAGGTACTAATGGATACGTGCTTTCTACTAATGGATTAGGAGTATTGTCTTGGGTAGCGCCTGACTCGGGAGCTACAGGCGCAACTGGAATTCAAGGTTCAACAGGTGCCACTGGAGTTCAAGGAGATATGGGGTCAACTGGACCAATCGGTGCGACAGGTGCAACCGGATTAATAGGTCCCCAAGGAGGCCCAGGCGCTACCGGCGACACAGGTGCTACTGGCTTAATCGGGGCGACAGGCGCTACCGGCGACACAGGTGCTACTGGTGCTACTGGAGCAACGGGTGACACAGGTGCTACTGGCGACACAGGTGCTACTGGTGCTACTGGCTTAACTGGAGCAACGGGTGACACAGGTGCTACCGGTATTCAGGGAACTCCGGGGGGTGCAACAGGCTCAACCGGAGCAACAGGTGCTACCGGCGCAACAGGTGACACTGGCTCAACCGGAGCAACAGGTGCTACCGGCGCAACAGGTGCTACTGGTATTCAGGGAGACGCAGGTGCTACCGGCGCAACAGGTGCCACTGGCTCAACCGGAGACGCAGGTGCTACCGGCGCAACAGGTGCTACTGGTATTCAGGGAGACACAGGTGCTACTGGATTAACCGGCGCTACGGGAATAGGTTCTACCGGCGCAACAGGTGCTACTGGTATTCAGGGAGACGCAGGTTCTACCGGCGCAACAGGTGCTACTGGATTAACCGGGGCTACCGGCGACACAGGTGCTACTGGATTAACTGGTGCTACTGGTCCTATAGCAGGTAGCGACACTCAAATAGTTTTCAATGATGCAAGCACGGCAAATGGTAGTGCTAATTTAACTTTCAACAAAACAACTTCAGTATTAACAGTTACCGGTAATATTTCAACTAGTAACTTAATACCTACAAGCTTTACATTTAGAAGTGTTAACTCAGCAGTGTCAACTGCAGGTACAGTACAAGCAAACGCTACTGCGTTAACTAAAGAACTTAATTTAGTTTCTACAGTAGGTAATAGCAGTCAAGGTGTAAAATTACCAACAGCGGTCGCAGGTATGGTAGTTTTAATTACCAACTCTTCTGTAACTAATATGAACGTATACCCTGATTCAGGCGCTGCTATCAATACATTAGCAACTAACGCAGCATATACACACGCAGCAGGAGCAACATTACAATACATTGCACCTACTGCTACTCAGTGGTATACTGTTGGTTCAACTTATTCATAAAGGAAATATAAATGATTACATTATCTTTACTACAACAAATAGCTCCTAAAACTAAAAAAGAAGTTTTAGAAACATACGTTGCCCCACTCAATGCTGTGTGTAAAAAATATGGTATTTTAGATAACCATAAAAGAACAGCCGCATTTTTAGCGCAAGTTGCACACGAGTCAGGTGGTTTTAATTTTACTAAAGAAAACTTAAATTATAATGCTAAAGCATTACAATCAGTATTTAAAAAGTATTATTCAACAGAAAAAGACGCATTAGTACATGAAAGAAAGCCAGAACAAATCGCTAACAAAGTATACGCAAGCAGAATGGGAAATGGTGATGAAAAATCAGGAGACGGTTGGACTTACAGAGGTCGCGGTTTAATTCAGTTAACTGGTAAAGAAAATTATACTAAGTTTGCTGAATCTATAAAAAAGCCAATAACAGAAGCAGTTAGTTATCTAGAAACCGCAGAAGGTGCTGTAGCTAGTGCTGCTTGGTTTTGGGATAAGAATAAATTAAATGATTTATGTGATAAAGACGATTTTGTTACACTAACAAAAAGAATCAATGGTGGAACAAACGGGTTAGAAGATAGAAAGCATCACTACGAGTTAGCATTAAAAGCATTAAAAGGATAATATGTCTCAACCAAATTGGACTACACCTGCAGGCAGTATAGGATCATATCCAGCACTAGTATTATTATCTGTGCAGTTACTGGCTCAGCCGGTAGCACCTGCTGCAACCGTAACTTATACATTGATAAGCGGATCATTACCTGAGGGTTTGAGTTTATCCAATATTGGTTTAATATCAGGAACTCCTATAATAGTTATTAGCGATACGACTTATACATTTGTGGTTAGAGTTACAGACAATTTAGGAAACATAAGAGACAGAACATTTTCTATGATAATTTCAGGAGTAGCATCTCCTGAATTTACTACCCCTACTGGTAGTATATTAAATACTCCAGACAGTACATGGGTACAATTACCTATTGAATATAGTAATCCATTAAGTAACAATTTAGTTGCTATCAGAATAATACAAGGACAACTACCGCCAGGTTTAGAAATAAACACTAACGGACTGATACGAGGTTATGCTGAGCCACCAATTAATAATGTTAACTTGGGTGCGGTAAATACATCTATAACTTCTACAAATTCAAATATTATAACTTGTTTAAGTACTACTGGGTTTAGAATAGGAAGACCTATAATATTTTCAGGTACACCGTTTGGCGGTATAGTAGCATCGCAAACTTATTACATTAAAACTTTTGATGAATCTTCTTTTACTATATCAAATATTGTTGGAGGATCAACCGTTGTATTAAGTAATGACGTAGGATACATGACTGCTAGCCTACCTAACATATCAATAGGACAACCTACTACACGCACATATTCATTTACTGTAAAACTAGAAAGCTTATTAGGCAGTGACATAGAATCCTATAACATTACCGTAGTGAATCAAAATGCTCCCGAAGCAGAAGGTGGACCTAAACCTGCGAATTCCAGAGAGCCTACTATATACAACACTAGACCCCCTACATTTAATATAAATGAATCTACCCCTTACTATGGTTACTATGTATTACCACCAAACGAACAAGGTAATACCTATCTTCCTACAGAAGATGCTTATATAGGTAGTATTACCAGTGATAATATATTTTCGTTTAAGGTAATAGGTCATGACTTTGATAGCAATGTATTAACTTATACATTTGCAGACTTACCATCAGGACTAACAGCAAATAGTGCTACTGGCTGGATCACAGGCAATCCCGTAATAGCTAATAATTCTATAAGTGAATTTTCATTTAGTGTAGCGGTAGCTAAAGCTGGTAACCCAGCTATCACTACTCCTTCTTATAACTTTTCATATAGACTAGTTAACAATTTGATAGGTGATATATTCTGGATAACTCCTTCTGATTTAGGGCAAATAGAAAATAGTACAGTTAGTGTTTTAAGTGTAGTGGCAGAATCAGATGTAAACTTAGAATACAGATTAGTAAGCGGAACTCTTCCACCTAATTTGGTTTTGTTGTCTAACGGAGAAATTACTGGTACAGTAGCATATCAACCTACAGATACATTATTACCAGCAGGCGCTATTACTGACTTTACATTTGAGATAGAAGCGTTTTCTCCTCTATATTCAACGGTTGTTAACTCTACACGAACTTTTACTTTATCAGTGGTGCAGCAATATACACAGCCAACTGACACACTATACATTAAGTGTACACCAAGTATACAAGATAGAAATTTACTAAGAACTTTATTGAATGATACTACACTAATACCTGACAGTTATTTATATAGACCAACAGATTTAAATTTTGGTAAAGCAACTAGTGTTATATATGCTCATGCTTATGGAATATATGCTAATGATTTAGACGCATATGTAGCTGCGGTTACTAAAAATCATTATTGGAGAAATATTACATTAGGTGAATTAAATACCGCAGTAGCAAAGAATGATGCAGGCGAAGTTATATATGAAGTTGTATATAGTTCAGTAATTGATAACTTGATAAACCCTGAAGGTGTTAGTGTCAGTAAAGAAATAGTTTGGCCTAGACTTATAGATTTAAACTTAGGTCCATGGTATACAAGTGTTACTGATATTTATACTAGTTACATAAATGCACCAGTTGAGGGACAGTCTTGGCTAACACAAAATAATGAATATATTACCTCTGAGGATTTGTTCATTTTAGAAACTGAATCAGGTCAGCCCGGTTTTTATACTAGTTTAACTCCCGGATATGCAACCGTTTTATATCCTAACAGTTTACCTAATATGAGAGAACAAGTGGGGGAAGAATTAGGGCAAGAATATAATTTTAGACTGTATCCAAGATGGATGACTTCACAACAAGCGAATGGTAGCACATTAGGATTTACACCAGCTTGGGTTATTGCTTATTGTAAGCCAGGAACAACAACATTAAATGGTCAAACTGTAACTTACGGTGAGTATATCAAGTATCAAATAGAAAATAATTGGCAAGATCCTGTAACAAATTATAAATTTCAACTTAACGAAATTAACTTTAAGATAGATAGATTTACTGTAGATAAGAGTTTGACATATAACTATGATAATAATTTAAGTCCGGCTACGTGGATTGGATTACCAAGTGCGACTCCAGTACCAAATCCAGTGAATAGTAATGATTTTTATACACTATTTCCTAGAAAAACTATTTTACCCGATGAAACTCAGTACTAAATACTGTATAAATGAAATTAGGAATTAAGAATGAGCACAATTAATACCAATGGAATAAATGTAAACTATCCTATACCGGGAGAGAATAATTCTACTCAAGGTTTTAGAGATAACTTTGCATCTATCAAAACGAATTTAAATACTGCCGGAACAGAAATAACTGATCTTCAGAATAAAGTAGTTCTTAAAGCTGCGTTGAATGGTTCTACAATTAACAACGACATGGCTAATACTCTTATTAGCAATGCTTCTACTAGATCGTTTAGAGCTACTACTTATAATTTAGGTAATGCGTTATCAGGCACTGTTTTAGTTAACGTAGCACAAGCAGATGTACAATATGGTAATGTAGCAGGAAATGTAACATTACAGTTTGGTTCTTGGGCTCCCACTAACACAGAAAGTGCTATTACTTTGCGTTTAGGCATTAGTAATAGTAGTGCAGTTATAACATTTCCTAGTCAAGTAGTAGCATCAAATAATAATTTTGGTGGAACTATTTTAGAAAACTATGCAAACATAGCAAACGTAATTACAATTACAGCGCCGTACGATGTTGAGCAGTTAGAATTTAAACTAAGAACATTAGATTGCGGTAATACTATTACTATAGAACCTATGAATAGACCCTACCAGTCTACTCAAATTATAAAAAGAACTCCTCCAAGTACCGGCCAACAAGGTGACAAAGTAGGTACTGTTTGTATTGATACCGGTACAAGTCAGTTAGTTGTTACTGGTGCAAATACTGATCCTTATTTTACAACGTCAAGCACAACAACTCTGTATCCAGGATTATCAGTAACCTTTACAGGAACTAGTTTAGAAGCAAACGTTGTAGTAGGTAATACTTATTATATTAGAAACGTAGTAAACAGTACACGATTTACTGTATCTTCTACCGTAAGCGGATCAAATATTGCTATAGGTGCTAACGCTACAGGAACAGCAATGCTGTTAAATGCCGTACAGTATATGTATGTTGCTGTAGCAAATTACTCTGCAAATGCATTCAATAGAAATATAGCTAATACCACCTCTCCGAATATCATAACTGTAAGTGGATCAACAGCTAACTTAGAAGTAAATAATCCTATTATTTTCGCAGGTAATGCTTCGGGTAATACTGCTAACATAGAACTAGATACAGTATATTACATTAATTCAGTGTCAGGTAGTAATGTAACTATTAGTAAGACTAGATACAACGGTGTAGCAGGACCTGAATATACTAATATTACTACAGTTAGTTCTAATGTTGATATTGATTATACGGTATACGACGGACCAGATATTTTTAGAAGAACAACGTTGAATCCATTCTAATTATGGAACATCCATTTATAGTATCACTTACAGATAAAAATTTAGAAGAGCTCCAGAATACGTTATCCGATTTGTACGGTAAATTAAATTTTGCATACAGATCGGGTAATGGAGCATTGATCAGTCAAATACATATGGTTATAGAAAGTTATCGGACTGAATATAATAAAAGAATGGACGAAATGATCAAAAAGCAAAACATTAACGCTCAAATTAACATTGAAAAAGGTAGTAAGAGTTAACCTTTTTCATTGACATAAACTTACAATTAATATATCATCAATCAATGATTATTGATAACTTCGGTCAGCACATCTTTAACGAAAAAGACATATGTAATTTGTACATGACTGACCCTACTCGGCAGTTAAAATCATTACTTGTAAAAGAAGTAATTAACTTTGATTCAGAACTAGATTTACAAAAACTACCAGAACTTCTTGAATATCAAACCAGTGACCAAACTATTGAAGAATTTGACAACATAAGATCAACCGAATGGTTCATGCCTGAAGAATATAAAAATTTTGATATTGCTAAATGGATTTTAGAGCAATGCAAAACTGATGAAGAATTACAACGCGCAGGAGAAGAACTGATTATGTTTCAAGAACGAGACATGTTTATTCTTCTTCAATACTTAAAATATTTAGTAGACACTATGCGTAAACATAACATAGTATGGGGTGTAGGTAGAGGTAGTAGTATTGCTAGTTTTGTTTTATATCTAATAGGGATACATAGGATAAATAGTTTATACTATCAAATATCAATTAATGAGTTTTTAAAATAGGAGACTAATGATGACAAAGTATAGAACTGCAATGGGAAAGACGATAGACATGGCTTCACTAACCGCAAAAAATGAAAAGGTAAGAGCCGTAGGTAACATGAGTGTAAATGCTCGTGGAGACACGATTGATGCTCAAGGTAACGTAATAGTACCTGCTACAAAAAAAGTAAGTAATAATTATCAAAAAACTGTGGGTAATAGGTCAGCAAACGTAGTAAAACCCCAACCAAAAGCTAATAAACCTACACCTGAACTAACACCAGATGAAATTGAACTAGAACAATCTCTTGACGATGATATAGAAATAGAACAAATTAAAGCAAAAGAAAGGAAAAGTACTAAATGAAGATTAAACCAATACAAGGCAGAATAGTAGTTAAAGAAGTTGAAACAATAAAAAAGAGTGCAGGCGGTCTTATCTTAGCAGGCGCGGCAGCAGATAAACCTAATCAAGGTATCGTAATTGCTGTAGGTCCTGGAACTTATTTAGAAAATGGCACTTTTGTAGTACCCGGAGTTAATGAGGGTGACAAAGTTCTTTTCGTTCAAGGCGCGGGTCAAGTAGTAAAAGTAGAAGATCAAGAGTACCGCATTCTACAAGAAGATGAAATTTTGGCAATTATTAAGTAAGGATATTATGTTAACAGCTAAAAATACGAATGCTATTCAAGTAGAAGAGTTTTTACCTCTTAAAGATTCTGTAGTTGTTCATCAAATGGAATTTGGTGAAAGATTGAGTCATGCAGGTCTTATTCTTCCAAATGATGATATGAAAAATTCTGGTATCAGACCTCGTTGGGCTAGAGTTTATGCGATCGGTCCAGATCAAAAAGATTTAGAAGTCGGGAAATGGATTTATATCGCACACGGAAGATGGACTAGAGGTGTAAAGATTGAAGACGCTGAAGGTGTCCAAATTGTTCGCAAAGTAGACAATAAAGATATACTATTAGTAAGCGATGAAAAAGTTGAAGACTATAACATGAGTGATAAGGGAATCTAATGAAATTTTTTAAGAAATGGTTTGCAAATATGTGCCGTGAAGCGTGGGAAAATGCGCGTGAATACGAAAAAACAAGAGGGGATAGACCTTCAATAGCAAATTCACTATCGCCTAAGTCAGTTGATTCTATTGACTCTAACGGTACTAGGTTTACTGTGTACAAAGCTGACGGCGGGCATGTAGTAGAAACACGTAGTTATGATAAAAACCACGACAGTCAAACCAGTTTATACATAGTTACATCCGAACAAGATTTGGGTGAGAGACTAGCACACATTGTAACATACGAAGCAATCAAGAGATAATTAATGAAGAATAGACTTTGGGTTGAGGCATACAGGCCTAAATCTGTAAATGAATATGTTTTTGTTGATGAAAGACAAAAACAAATCGTTAATCAATGGATCAAAGATGGAATGATCCCTCACTTACTGTTATCCGGTGATCCAGGCACCGGTAAGACTACACTGGCAAAAGTTCTAATCAAAGAGCTTGGCGTAGAAGAATACGATGTAATGGAGATTAACGCTTCTAGAGATAACGGCGTAGGTATTGTTAGAACTAAAATCAATAACTTTGCTGAAACAATGCCTTTTGGTAAATTCAAAGTTATCTTGCTAGACGAAGCTGATTACACTTCTCCTGAGTTTCAAGCAGCACTTAGAAACGATATGGAAGCTTATGCTAATACAGTAAGATTTATTCTTACTTGTAACTATGAGCACAAGATTATTCCTGCACTAAGAGAAAGCAGATGTACTAAGTTTCACATTGCAAAACCTGATATTACTGAATTTACTGCTAGAGCAGCAACGGTTCTTGTTACCGAAAACATAGATTTTACACTAGAAGACTTAGATAGCTATGTTCGCGGCTGTTATCCAGATTTGCGCAAGTGTTTGAATCAGCTACAAGCTAACTCAGGTACAGGAAAATTACAACCTCCTCATTCTGAAGGTAATGGTGAAGAAGAGTTATTGACTCAAGCTGCACAGTTATTTAAAACAGGTAAGATTCTTGAAGGTAGACAGCAACTAATGCAGTACATTGCTCTTTATCCAACAAGAGTAGAAAATACATATCGGTGGATGTACAACAATCTTGATCTTTGGGGTAAGACTAACGATAAGAAAGATCAGTCTATTATCACTATTAGAAATGGCTTGGCTAGTCTTCCTCTTGTGGGTATACCTGAAATAAGTTTAGCAGCTACACTTGCTGAGCTAACAGGGAGTTAAAATGCGTTATTTGTTAATATCATTTTTTAGAAGAAAGGGTGGTCAAATTGATGAAATGGTTAAGACATCCAAACGACTTCAAGAATCCGATATCAATACTTCTAATGTTATTATTGATTATGCGGACAAAAAAGTAGAAAAGTGTGTAATTGAAGGTAAAAAGGTTGATACTGATTTTGACAAAATGAATATTTATTATAAAAAAATATACCCTAATATCATTGATCAGTTAGAAAAAGAAGCGATAATAACAAAAAATCAACTATCCAAACTTAAGAAAACAAAATAAAAAACGGGGCTAAGCCCCGTTTTATTTTATGAGTACATCTTAAGTATATGTTCTATAATCTTATGCCTCCTTATATCTTTAGTGTCAAATTTGCAGACAGTCATTCCAGGCACTGCACATTTTTCTACTCGTGTTACTAAATCTAGTAGGCCGTTTTGAGATGTTTGGCGATCTGTTTGTTCAATGTCGCCTGTAATGATAATCTTACTACCTTCGCCTATTCTAGTTAATAACATCTTGAGTTGAACGGGTGTGCTATTCTGGCTTTCATCCACAATAATCCAACTATTTTTAAAAGTTCTGCCTCGACAAAAACCAAGTGGTGTAATTTCTATCACATGTTCGTCTAACATATACTTTAATTCTGTTGCACTATAAAATTCATTGAGAACATCATATAAAGGACGCACCCATGGTTCCATCTTCTGATTTAAGTCTCCTGGTAAGAATCCATGATCTTCATCGTCTACTGATACCGCCGGCCTCGTCAATATTATCTTTTCGCATTCCCCGTCTCGTAATGCTTGTATAGCAGCTAATACCGCTAGATAAGTTTTACCTGTACCTGCTGGTCCTGAAGAGATAACTACATCTTTTTCTGGATCAGTAAGTGATAAAATATATTTTTCTTGGTTTACGCTTTTTGGAATAAGTTCAATTTTTCTGCGGGGTTTTTGTTTTTGCTGAGCTTGATTAAAATCTATCACTGTTTTAGATTCTTTAGTATAGAATGTTTTACTATCATCATACGAGTTCATTTCTTGTCTAGTGAATCTTGGATCTTTCTTTCGTAATGCACCGGTTTTTCTTTTGCTCAAGTGTGTTCTCCTTTTGTTTTACATGAAGCTATGCTTCATTAATATTTAAGTAGGTAATATGCGCGTAAGACTGTACTATTAAAAGTAGTTAGCTTATGATAAATATATGAATGTTCCGATTAAGTATTTTTACCGTTGTGTTTTATAATAAGTGATAAATAAGTATATGAAAACAAAAACCGCAGATAAATTCTTTGACACCATTAACTTTATTAGTATCGTAGATACTGTAAAAGGTATATACACTAGTGACGGCACAATGTCCACTTTGTTAGACTATGAAAGAGTTATAGATGATGCTGATGTTTATGCATTTAAAAATTGGATTAACGGTGAGTTAGTTCAAGGTCCTGATGTAGGAAGATACACAGCAACTTGCATTTTCATGTGGCCGTACAAAATGATGCCTGATCCCAGAGGTGCTGTAAGATTATTAAAGATTGGATGCAAAGTAGAATTTGCTAAATCTGAAATAAAAGTTCCAGTTGAAGTAAGAGACTATGAAGACTTGGTCCCGGGCGGTAATTATCCCAAGATGAAAGAAAGAAAAGTTTGGTTCGTAAAAATAGAAATACCTTTAGCACTAATGGATTCTATTAAAGAGGGATCTATTGACTTAGCAGATAGCACTATTGACTTAGCAGATATTGAAGATGCATATAACGAAGATTTAGACAAAGATGCGTCAAAAATAGAAGATTCTGAACAAGAAGATATGGATCAACCAGCATT